GATGTAGCCCAGCTTGGTGGCGTTTGACGTGCCGAAGCGCGAGTTGTCGCCGCGCAGGCCGGTGGCAACGGCACGGGTCACTGCGATCAGGAGATGGGTGACGCCATCGTTCACGCCAGCGATCTTGGAGGCGTCCACCAGCGAGCGGTTGAAGCCAGTGTCGATGTTCAGACAGACGCACGGTCCAGCCCACGCACCACGATGAAGGTCTGCGGAATCTTGGTTTCCACGATGGCCCACAGACGGTGCTGGCCGTCGGCGATGTCGTGGCTGTTTTCGTAGAACGCAATCGGATCGGTGCAGTGCGTCCACTTGCCGTTGCGCATGTCGGCGGCGTACTTCTCCACGATGCCGTTGCGCAGCTTGCGGTTCAGCTTGTTCTTGTTCAGCAGCTTCTCGGCCTTGGCCGGAGTGATCTTCTCTACGGTGACTTCCACGGTGGCTCCTATGGGTTGGACAACAGACGTTGACAGTGTAGGGCGTGGCGAGCGTCCTGTAAACCCCTACGGCAGTTGCTTGCCGTTCTTGCCCTTGCGCCAGCCACGGTTGGTGGCCTCGCTGACCACGGCGAGGTTGCCCTTGCCGTTGCCGCCGCCCCTGATTAGCGGCTGCTTGTGGTGGACCTCTTTGCCGTCGCCCTTGTGAACCACCCCAGCGCGTTCCATCGCACGGCGCGCGGCGTTGCGCTTGGCTCTGTTGTCGATCTGCTCCGGCCTTGCGCCGTACGCACGGTTGCTGATCTTCTGCTGCGCTGTCTTCGGCATGTGTCCCTCGCTCTGTAAGGCAGCGGGCACCCGCCCGCCGCCCGATGGTACGACTACGCCTCCTCTTCCTCCAGAGGCAACTCCGACTCCTCCTCCTTCGGCTTGGGATCGACACCCGGGAGGCGCGGCTGACGCGGGTCAGCATCGATGTCCACGATCTCCACCCCGGCCTTGGTCGCCTCGTACAGAGTGTTCTGGTCGGCGTACTCGCAGACAATCGACATCTGCGCGGCGTAGGTGATCGCACCCTGCTTGGTCTTCGCCTTGATCAGCATCTGCTTATCACCTACCCAGACGCTGTAAATCTTCGACTTCAGCTTGTTAGCCATGTGGCTCCTCGTTATCGGATGTGCGGTTGCAACGCTGCAAGAGCGGCCATCCTGCGCTTGGCCGACTCGGACTGCTTGGCACGTCGGTTGGTATCCGGCACCCACTCGGTGAGCAGCGTGTTGACCGGGATGCCCATGCGACGCGCCAGCACTGCGGCGATCTGGAACGACAACCGCCCCCTGCTGAACGCCACGCTGATCGCTTGCCGCGTAGTGCCTGCGGCCTTGGCGATCTCGACCTGCGTGATGAAGTGATCCAGCAAAATCTGGCGTGGCGTGAGGTTCGGTGGTGGCGGCACGATCTTCTTCGGCACGATCTTCTTCGGCTTGACCTTGCGCTTGATTGCCTTCCGTCTCACCACCTTCTTCACCGCCTTCTTCCGGCCCCGGACCCAGCGCACTCCCTTGCGGACTTTCTGTACTCGCTTCATGCTGCTTTCTCCAATCCAATCAACAACTTTCAGAACGGAAGATCGTCGTCGATGTCCTGCGGCTCGGCCTGCGGTGCCGGTGCGCGCCGGGGCGGCGGCGTTGACTCTGTAGGGCTGCGCGTGTCTTCGCGATCCTTGGCTTGCAGGAACAGCGTGACCGACTTGCCCGCCGCGAACCACGCCAGCGGGACCGCGTCGATGATGATCATCTTGATGCCCTTGGCCGACTCCACTAGACGCCCGATGGTGACGTAGTTCTCCTTCTCGGCTCCGTTGCGGTCGGTGTAGGTTTCTCCGGTTCTTGCTCTGACGAAGTGAGTGATTCCCATGCGTACTCCTTGTAGATCAGTCGAGTCTCGACTGATGCGTTGATCTTCGGTTTGCTGCCCCTGCGAAACGTGGGTGGCTCGACGTCGGCATCCATGTACGCCCAGAAGTCGGCGATCAGGATGTGTAGCTGCGCCCAGTACGAGCGCGATCTGTAAACCCGGGTGATGGTGTACTCGTCCGGTGTCCACACCATGAAGTCCCACCAGTTCCGGTCGGTGATCTCCATCAGCCCCTGCATCTGGGGCATGTAGTACGACGGGATCGACGCGTACAACTGGATCGGGCACTTCACCTCAAGCCCGCCCAACTGGCCGGAGTGGTAGGTGAAGCCCTCGACCAGCGCGTCGGGTGAACCGCCGATCCAGTCCAGCGTCGGGTGAACGAGGAAGCCTGCCGACATCACCTTGTTGCCGGTGACCTGCTCGTACAGAGCGACCGCGACCTGCTCGTAGTCGATGCCGCTCTGCATCCGCTCGGTGGCCCGCTGCCCCGGCTCGCGTCCGGTCAACTCACGCCACAACCGCTTGCGTGAGCCGATCAGACCGATGGCCTCCCCCATGCGCGAGGCCGTCATCTTCCCGGCCCGCGCGCTATGCCACTCGGTCGAACGCTGCTCCATCACTCTTCCGCCGGTTCCTCTGGGGCGGGGGCGGCTGGAGCGATCACCGCCTTGCGAGCGTTCACCAGCTTGTTGAACACCTTGCGATGCGCCTCCGGGATGTCGTCGTACACCTTCTTGAGCGCGTCCAGCGTGCCCGCACCCTTGATCGCCGCCGTGTGCTTGGCGACTTCCTCGGCGTTCGGCTTGTCTTCCGGTGGCGAGACGGTGCGGCCTTCTGCCCGCTCGGCGTCGTCGTCGCTGCCGTCGTTGGGCGTCAGCATCAGCAACGGCTGGAGGCTGTAGCGGCGGAAGTAGCTGATCGCCGAACCGATGGCCTGCGGGCCGATGTTCTCGGACGTGCCGCGCAGCACGTTGGTGATCCACTCGCCCGACTCACCGTGGATCACCGTGGTGCTGATGGTGATCACGCCGATGGTCTTGCCCTTCAACTCCGACGTCGTGAAGGAAGGCGACTGGATGACGGCGATGCCCTCGTCCGAGAGCGCGCCACGCACCACGCTCCAGACCTCATGCAGGTCCGCGTACTTCGACTTGAAGAACGGGTTGGCGGCATCCTTGGTGGGCTGCTTGATCACCTTCTGCACGCGGGCCAGCGCCGCCGCGATCTTGCCCAGAGTAGGCGAGGTCAGAAGCTGCGGCGACGACTCGTCCACGCGGATGGCGTGACGCGGTGATGTTATCGACTGCGGCGACCACAGCGCATCGTCGGATTCCGGGTGGATGGTCGGCTCTACTGTCTCTTCGTTCATGCTCCGTTACCTTTCTTGGTCACCTTGGTGGTGTCCTGCTTGACCTCGTCCATGATCAGGGCGACGAACGCGGCGGCGCACTTCTTGGTGCCGTCGTCGTGGGTGAAGAAAAAGCGGCGGCAGGTCATGGCTGCGCCGTTCGTGAGCAGGTACTCGACCAACTCGTCGTTGTCCAACGCGTCGGCGGATGCCGTGCAGAGGCGCGGGTTGGCGCTCCACAGCTTGCAACCGTCGAAGATGGGGGACGGCTCTGCGGCGATGGTGGGGGTGGCGAACAGGCAAAACAGGGCTGCTGCTATCGAACGCTTCATGGTGCTGGTGGCTCCAGTTGTGGGTGAAATCGGTGCTGCAAACGAATCATCGCATCGCGTCAACGTCGTGTCAACAAGCGTTGTCTTTTTCATAGTGCCGCCATAGTGCGCTCCCTCTGTAGGGCGAAGAAGTCATGGCAAATCAGGGACATACAAAAACCTGACGAAAAGACTTGCGTCCCCCAAAAACCGGGGTTAGATTCGGGACCAGTAGCCAGCCCAGTTCGTTTTTCGGGTGACGTACAGCAGCGAAAACGCGAGCAGACCACCGCTCTCTGTAAACACGCGTACTCCTCACGCGATCACAAGCAAGCACCTACCCGGGTGGCGAGGAAGAGAACGGTATCCGGCGGGGTGCAACTCCCATACGACCGGACGGCGGGTCGATTACCGCGCAGGCCGAGGGGATACGGATCGCAGTACCGTACCAAACACAGGAGCGCGTATCCCGCGAAAGCGGGGGTGGAGCCATCCCTCCCTACCACGGCCATCGCGCTGGGGTTAGGGGGGCCGTTTGGGTGGAAGTTGTAGTTGAAGTGCTGTTGCTGTTGCTGTTGGATGACCGTAAGCACTCACTCACATAGGAGCCACAGTGCCACGCAAAGGACAGTGCAAA